AATAGCTAATATATCAGAAAGTATTAATGCTTCTCCATATATAGGAAATGTATTTTATCAAAACGGTTTTGTAGTACTTACAAAACCAACAATACAAAATATAGATGTTCCTTCTATAAACATAAAACCTTTTAATTTTAATGGATCTAATACTATTGATCAAAGAATTCAACAATATACTTACACTCAAGTTGATCCAACACTTCCCTTAACTTTTCAAAACGGATTTGATATTAAAAGAGATGGAACAAAATATTTTGGAGCTAACCAAAATGCAGGAGGATCACCTGATCCTAATCAAAAACATAAATTCCCTACTCATCTTTATCAATTTAATATGAGTACACCTTTTGATTTATACTCAGCTACTTCATCTATAGATAATGCTGCCGCTGCAGAAAAAACATACGCTGTTATATCTTCTTCTCTTCCTTACTTATGGATGAATCCAAAAGACATAAAATTCCATCCTTCAGGAACATCTTTATATTTTGTAGGAACAGGATATAGTAATTTATCGTCATCAGAACATCCTACTACGGCTGAATTAGATGCAGCTAATGGTGCTTACAGTCAGTATCAGTTAAATAAACACCATGTTCGTGGGGGAATAGTTCAAATACCTATTAATACTAAATTTGATATATCTAGTGGATCAAAAGTTAATAAAGCTAATCCTAGTGGAACTAGTTCTTTAGCATTAGAAGAATCTAAAGTATGTGATACAACATACATTAAATATAATGCAAAATATGATGATAATATATGGTCTGGTCAAGCTTATAAACGATGGGGAGGAATAAACCCAAAAGCATTTTCTTTTTCAGAAGATGGTACACAATTTTTTACAGTACATGCAAATGATAGATTAAGATGGGATAATGGTAATTTCCATAATTCTGAATTTGGTCCTTCTAGATACAGTAATCTTAGTAATCCAATACAATCATCCTACACAATATTAGAACATAATTTATTAACAGCTTTTGATATATCTACTGTTAAAAAACCACAAGCTTTTGAACTTGCTAATGAATCAGGAGTTACATCAGATATTACTCTTGCAAATGCAATAACCCCAGAATATGTAGGACATGCAGGAAGAGTATTAGATTTATTAGATTTAGTTACTCCTGAAGGAGCTCCTTTAAATGTTGAAAGTATAACTTTTAATAAAAGAGGAACTAGAATGTATTTAATGAGTAGAATGACTAGCATATCTCAACCTTTAGGATTTCGTTTTGCTGTTGGAGGGTGGGGAACTATTGGAGACCCTAATAATGGTTGGATTCCTGGTGTTGCTGTTCCTGATCCTGTTCTTTTACGACAAGGTCCTAGAATATGGGAATTTAGATTAAAAGTACCATGGGATATATCTTCAGCTAGATATAGACAATCAAAACCTTTAGCAGAATCAGGAGGAATATTAGAACAAATGGATTTACGTAATGATACTACTCCAGGTACTCAGACATATGATGATGGAGTAGCCCTTCAGGGCTTAAGATTTTCTAGAAATGGAAGATATGTGTATATTGCATCTTCAGGTACTGGAACTCTTCAAGGAGGATTTGATAATAGAACTTTTGCAAGACTTAATTTAAGTGGTATCCTTCAACCAAATGATGGATCTTATAAAATCCAATTTCAAGGTTCACATTTAATTTATGAAAATGAATATAAATGTACAGTAGATGAATATGAATTTAATGACACATTAAATATTTCAGCAAGAAAAATTAGAACCCAAGATTCACATGAATTAGCTGATTTTGCAACAGGTTCATTATTTAAACCTTATGTTACAACAGTTGGTTTATATAATGAAGAAAACGAATTATTAGTAGTTGGTAAACTTGGTCAACCAGTTAGAACTTCTAACGAAACTGACACAACTTTCGTACTTCGCTGGGATACCTAAAATTCCTTTTATACATTCATCATTATGTGGTATTACTTAAGCAATCAAATTAATGAAATCGTTGACCTCCCTGAAGGAGCGTTTGGTTTTATTTATCAAACAACTCATTTACCAACTGGAAAAAAGTACATTGGTAAAAAATCTTTAATTTATAATTTAAAGAAAAAATTAGGCAAAAAAGAAAAAGCACTTTGGGAAGGGAAAGGTCGTCCTCCAGTATATAAAAGAGTATTAAAGGAAAGCGATTGGAAAACTTACTATGGCTCACACAGTTTTTTAAAAGAAGCAAATAAAGAAGATTTAGAAAGAAAAATCCTACAAGTGGCTTTTAACAAAAAGGAACTTACATACTTAGAATGTAAATATCAATTTGTGTTAGAAGTTTTAGAAGATAAAAAATACCTTAATGATAATATATTAGGTAAATTTTATGACAAGGATTTTAGATGAAAGAAGATTTATTAAAAAAATTATTAGAATCAATTTTAGGAAGAAGTAAATCTGCTCGTGGAGGAGATGAAGCTGTATTCAATTGTCCATCTTGTAATCATCATAAGAAAAAATTAACATTTAATTTAGCGTCTCAAAAATTCCAATGTTGGGTTTGTAATTATAAAGGTCATAGAGCTTTTCAATTACTTAAAAAAGCCAAAGCACCTACAGCAGCATATAGTGCTTTAAAAGAAATCGATCAACAATACAATTTTAAACAAAAAGTTAAACAAAAAGTAGACATTAATACTTTGCAATTTCCTCAGGGAGTAACGCCTATAATGTCGTCTTCAGCGATATTATCAAAACATGCCTTACATTATTTAGATCAAAGAGGAATAACCCAACAAGACGTAGTTAAATATGATTTACATTATTGTGAACAAGGTCCCTTAAAAAATATGGTTGTAATACCTTCATATGATAAAGATGGTTTTTTAAATTATTATGTAGGTCGTTCATTTGATAAAAACGCATATATTAAACATAAGTTGGCTTCCAGTACCAAGGACATAATTGGATTTGAAATGTATATAAACTGGGATTTACCCGTGATTTTATGTGAAGGTGCGTTTGATGCTATGGCTATAAAACGTAATGCGATTCCTTTGTTTGGAAAAAAATTATCTACAACCTTAATGAAAAAAATCATTAAATCTAATGTAAAAAAAATATATTTAGCTTTAGATGAAGACGCTTTAAAAGATGCTTTTAACCATGCTGAAACATTTATGTCTTATGGAAAACAAGTTTATCTTATAGAAATGGGTGATAAAGATCCTTCTGAACTTGGTTTTAAAGCTTTCACAAAATTACTACACACTGCAACAGAACTTACTACTTCTACATTAATGAAGAAGAGGTTAGCCTTGTCATAAAGGTTTATATTTATTACAAAACTACGTAGTTGATGGAAAAGATAGCACTTTTACCTGGTGGATTTAAACCACCTCATGCAGGTCATTATAATATGGCTAAATGGCTTATATCAAATACTGATGCAGACACTGTTATAGTTAAAGTTGGAGTAAAAATAAGAGATGGTATTAATCGTGAAGTAGCCCTTAAATTATGGGATCTTTATAGATCTACAGATCCTAACCCAATATCTAAAAAAATAGCTATTTTAGCTTCAAATTCAAATTCTCCAGTACAAGATGTATATGATTTTATAGAAAAAGAAGCACCTGAAGGATCTAAAATTTATTTAGGAATGGGAGAAAAAGATGTAAATGATAAACGTTTTAATAATATAGGAAAATTTGCAGAACCTAAAGGAATTAATTTTGAAATTAAATTAGTACCTCCACAAACAGGAGGTATATCAGGTACTGAAATGAGAAATTTTGTAAAAATTAAAGATAAAGATAATTTTTTAAAATATATTCCTGATCATTTATCAAAATCAAATAAAGATAAAGCTTGGGGTATAGTAACAGGTTTAGAAGAAGATTTATATAATCCAGAAGATAAAGTTTTAGATTATATGAGAAGTAGTGAATTTAAAGCAGGAATGCCTGATGGTCCTAAGGATGATAAAACTTCTCCTGTTATAAAATATCAAAGAGGAGGAATGTATAATGCAGCTTCAGGACAAGGAGGAGCAGGAACGATGTATGAAAATAAATATTATTTAAGTAATAGTAATATTCAAGGACAAGGAGCATTTGCTCAAGAAAATTATCCTGAAGGAACTGTAATAGATAAATTACATGATATCTTAGGACAAGGACAATATAATTTTTATGAATTAGGAAAAATGTATAACCATTCAGAAACTCCTAATTGTAAAAATATAATGAAAAATAATACTCGATATTTAGTAACAATTCAACCTGTAAAACAAGGAGAAGAACTTACAGCAGATTATAGACTACAACCTGATTTAGAACAACCTGAACATTTTTTAAATGAATTGGATAAATCAGATTTAAAATCAATAGATACTTATGCAGATAAACAATTGGATCCTTTTGATGTAGTATTAACTGATAAACATTTTTTTAATAGATTAAATGATCCTCGTAATGATAAAGAAATATCAAATGCTGAATTAATAGGGTTTTTTAAACGTTTAGCTAAAAAGAAAAAAGAATTATTTAATTTTTTAACTAAATATAAAGAAATAGTAGCATCAGATATTAGAACAAATATTAATATACCTTTTTTAAAACAAGCAGATAAAATAATTGCTAAAACAATTTTAAGAAAAAAAGATTTTCAAACATCTAATCCTCAATTATCATTAGAAAGAGATTTATCAGATAAAGAAGAAAAAATAGCACAAGAATTACCAGATAAAGAATTTAAAAAACGTTATGGTAAGGATTGGAAGTCAGTTAAAATAGCTACAGCAACTAAAATGGCTAAAAATGAGGGTGATACTTACGAAAAAATGGCTGCCAAAGGTAAGAAAAAAGGCAATTTAAAACAAGGTACTGTAAGAAAAAGACTTAAAATTAAAGACGGAGAAAAAATACCTTTATCTAAAATAACTAAAGCTATTTCAAAGATAAAGAAAATGAAAAATCCAAGTGAAAAAAATAAAAAATATCTTAAAGCCCTAAATTTAGCTAAAACATTAAAAACAACTACTCATAAAGAAAACATCAATGAAGCAGATCCTAAAAAAGGCACAGGTAAAAAACCAAAAGGATCAGGAAGAAGATTATACACAGACGAAAACCCAAAAGACACAGTTAAAGTTAAATTCTCAACTAGACAAGATATAGTAGACACTTTAAATAAAGCTTCATTTAAAAGTAAATCTCATAAACGTCAATCCCAAGTTATAAATTTAATTCACCAAAGAGTTAGAGCAGCATTAGGTAGAGCAAAAGATCCAGCTGTTAAAAAACGTTTAAAATCTGCTTTTGAATATATTAAAAAACGTAAAGAAGCATCTAAGAAAAAAACACAACGAATGAAAAATGAAAATGCATTCTCAAAAGATTGGTGGTCAAATATAATAAATGAACATTTATTAGTAGAAGGGGGAGCAGCAGGACATATGGCTCATCCTTTTGATTTACAAAATGTAAAATCAGGTAGAGATCTTAAAAACATATTTACAGCAGCTGCAACTTCTCTAAATACAAATCCAGGATCTGTAAAAATAGATGGTGTTAATGCATCAATTCGTTTAATTACTTTAGACGGAGTAAAACAATTTGTAATGGATAGAGGTTCTAAAAAAGAACTTGACATTAAAGGTATTACAAAAGATGACTTATCAAGTCGATTTGGTGAAGGTCATGGAATGATTAAAATAGGAGGAGAAGTACTAGATATGTTTAATACAGCATTACCCCAAATAGAAAATGATCTTAAAGCTTTAGGTGCTTGGGAAGACCCAAATATATTATTTAATATGGAATATGTTAGTGGTAAAACTAATGTACAAGATTATGGTTCTAATTTTATAGCAATTCATGGTTTAAATAGGATAGAAAGTAAAGAAGTACAAGGTAAAAGAAAAATGTTAACTAAAAGAATATCATCAGAAATATCTTACAATAAATCAGCTTTACAATCAATGTTAGATAATTTATCTCCAACAGCTAAAAAACAAGGATTTAAAGTTTATGGTTCTGTCCCTACAGAAATGAAGAAAAAACCTAATTTTAATTCTGCACTTTCTCAAAATTATTCTGTAGAATTTACTGAAGAAGTAAAAACTCAACCTTTAAGTAAATGGCTAGATGAAGTAAGCGCAATTCCTAAGGATGAGTTTATATTTATAACAAGAGATAATATTAAGAAAAAAGTAGGAGCTGTTTCTAAACAGGTTTATCAACTAATTTTAAATAGAGAAAATGTTGATGATTTGTTTAATGATAGTGATAAGAAAAAAGCCATTGATGGGTTTGTAACTTATCTAGCAACTGAAAAATTAGGAGATGAAGTACTTAAAGTATTAGATTCACCAATGGGTTCAGTTGAAGATCATGAAGGAGTAGTAATTAGAGATGAAAAAATAGCGAGTGTACCCTTTAAAATAACGGGTAAATTTATATTAGGAGGATTAATATCAGATTTTTAATGAAGAAAAAAGACATAATAAAATTAGTACAAGAAACAGTACAAGAAGTTAAATCAGACGCTTATGGTAGTGCTACTTTAACATCTCAAGGACAGTCTATTCATAGAGCTCCAGGAGTATGGGAATTCAAACAACCAAAATTATTTGATCCAGACACTATTAATTTAGTTAGAGATATGTTATCTATGGCAGATGTACACCATAATGAACTTGTTGGAGGATACGATGAAGTTTCTTCATATTTAGACAAAAGATCAGGTGGAACATTTATTAAATTTCCCCATTTTAATGGCCCTCAAGGTAGAGGAGCAATGTTTGGAAAAGAAACGGTAAACAAAATTAATCGTTCTAAAGCAGCAGCAAAAGCAGCAGCACTTAAAACATACACTCAATTTAAAACATACATAGAAGATTATGAAATATCAGATGCATCTCCAGCAGGTGTTTATGGTAATATTTATTTATTTCTAATGTTTAATGATTTAGCAAAAGATTATACATCACCAAAAGGAGGAACACAATCATCTCAATTTGAAGAAAATGAAAAGCTTAATGAACACAACCAACGTGCTAAAGAATTAGCAGATAGTTATTCAATTAAAGAATTGCAAAATCGTTTAGATCAAATTTATAGAGAAATGGAACAAGAAGCTGAACCAGAAGGGGGACCTATAGCAGACATGTATGCAGATGAAATACAATCATATGAAGACGCTATTAATATGGCTAAAAGAAATTCAGTTAAACCATTAACTTATGGTCAAGCAACAGGACAAGAACCATTACCTGATGGAAGTTATTTAGATAAAGATGGAAATAAAACAACAGTATCTCCAAATAAAGACACATTTACTAAATCTTCAAAATTTGATAAATTAAAAGAACAAACACCACCTGCAAAAGGAGGTGAAACTCCTGCAAAAGGAGGATCAGCACCCCCAATGGATGCTGATGCAAGAGCTGAAAAAAAAGAATTAGAAAATTTAGAAAAAGAAAAATTTAATATAAGAATAAAATATTTAAATAGAAAAAAAGCAAAAGCATCGGCACAAGCTGCAAAACAATCAAGCGGTGCTATTAAAAATATCCAAAAACAAGTAGACCAATTAATACAACAAAGAAGCAAAGTGGGAACAACACCCCCAGCTTCACCACAAAAAGAAAACAAAATTAAGAAAACAAACAAATTATTATCTGATTACTTAAAAGAAAATAAAAGTAACAATTTAAAATCAAATTTAAGTGAGCATAAAAAATTAGCAAGAAGACAAATGTTAATGGAAGGTGCTTTAAAACAATTTTTTGAATACTTTGATGAAGGTCAAACAGACGAAGAAGTAGTTCAACTTTATGCTCAAAAAGGAGTTAATGTTCCAGAAACTTTTGTAAAAAAAGCAAGAAGTCAATATGAAAACCTTACAAAGTTAAAAATGGAATTAGAAATGAGTGAAAAAGAATTTAAAAACTCAGCTTCTAATATTGTAAATAATCCAGTAACAGGAGAAGCAGATATGTTAGATGATGATAAACAATTAGCATCTGCGATCACTTCAGAAGAAATATAAAATTAAATAACTATGGCAAACCCTTGGAAAAAAATAGTACATCCTGTTGTTACTGCTACTGATGCAGCTGTCACAGGATCAATATATAAAGTATGTAGTAATGGAGCAGCAGAAGAAATTCATAGTGCCTCATTTGGGTTCCAAAATCAAGGAACAAATCAACTTGATCCTGGTTCACCAGTTGAAGGTTTAAAATTTGCTTTACATTATCATGCAAATGCAGGAAATACTTGTGTAGAAGCAGATTTTTCATATGTAAGTGCTTCTGTTGGTACTCATGTGTATATAAAAACTAATGGAGGTCAAGGTTGGGACGCAAACGGATCATAATGGAAAATCTTAAAAATAAAATTTTAAAAGAATTAATCAGACTTACCGAGAGAGATTACCAAGCTCCCCCTGAAATTCTTGATGCTTTAAAAGAAAAACTTAAAATGAATCCTTTAATTCGTTATGTTGATTCTTTAAAAGCAGTTAATTCTTTACCCCCATCATATGAAGTTCGTCTTTTAAATGGACAATCTTTTAGTATTTATTACGAAGATTTTTCTTTAATGGTTAAAATTGGATCTAAAGAGTATTACTTAATGGATATAAGTGAAAGGAATGGAGCAATAGAACATATTAATAAATTATTAACTATAAAACCAGTTCCTTCATTTACATCACCCGAAGAAGAAACAGAAGAAACAGGAGAAACAACAGGTGGAACAACACCTTCACCAGGAGCAGGAGATCCTAATGTTGCAATGGAACCTGATGATGAAGAAGAAGAACCAGAAGAGGAAGAAGCAGAAGAAGAAGTATAATGGAATTAAAAGAGGCCCTAGGAGAAATATTTAAAACAGCAAGGGAAGAATTTGGAATACAAAACTCCCCTAAACTTCATTTAAGACAAGATGAAGAAAACGCCCAAGGCATCTTTGGTAAAACAGCTTATTATGATCCAACAGATCAATCTATTGTATTATACATAACAAACAGACATCCAAAGGATATTTGTAGATCTTTTGCACATGAATTAGTACATCATCACCAAAATGAAAGAGGTGATTTAGAATTAGGAGATGCATCTCAAGCAACTTATGCACAAGATGATCCTCATATGAGAAAAATGGAAATGGAAGCATATTTAAAAGGCAATCTACTTTTTAGAGATTGGGAAGACAAAGTAAAAAACCAATAATAAATGGCAATACAAACAAGTTCAGCAGTATTAAAATCATATTTTGAAACAGGAGATGTACCTACAGCAGCACAATTTGGTGATCTTATTGATTCAACAGCATTATATGATGGTACTTTAGAAAATATAGTATTTAGTGGATCAAGTACAGGTTCCTTTGGTATGGTAAGAGCTAAAGAGCTCCACCCATATACAGGGTCTACTACAATGAATGTATCCGCTTCTTTACTTCCTCCATTTATTGGGCCAACAGGAGTTGGTATGGATTTAGGAGCTACACTTACTCCTTGGAAACACGTATATGCTGCTTCAGCAAGTGTTGATCATTTAAATGCACGAACAGGATCAGTAGTAACAGTTTCAGGAGGTTTAGCCCCATTAATAAATTCATCATATGATTTAGGTACTACAGACCTAAAATGGAATATGTTACATATTAGTGGAGTTAATATAGATTATATTAGTTCAAGTGTAGAACCTGATCAAACAAATCTTAGAAATTTAGGATCAGCTACAAGACAGTTTTCAACTGTTTTTGCAAAATCAGCTTCTTTAGAATATATTAGTGCATCTAATGGAACATTAGGTACAACAATACAAGTAGCAAAAATTAATCAAGTAAGTGGAGCCCTTTTACCTATGGCTGATAATGTATTTGACTTAGGTTCTGGAGCAAAATCTTGGAAAGATTTACATGTTCAAGGAACAGCAACAATTGGTACTTTAGCTATTGGTAATGTTGCAACAATGGTTATAGGAACAGCTTCATTAGGAGTAGTAAGTTCAAGTAGAATAGATGGTATAGGAGGATATGGAAACATAATAATTAGTGGTGGTTTAGTACCAGGTACAACAAATGTATTTGACTTAGGTACCACAGTAAAAAAATGGAAAACATTACATGTTAGTGGAGCTTCAATTGATTATGTAAGTTCAAGTCTAATTCCAGATCAGGACAATCTTAGAGATTTAGGAACATCAGCTAGAGAATGGAAAGATTTACACCTTGATGGAACAGCTAATATAGACACACTAGCAGCAGACACAGGTACAGTAGGTACACTTACAATAACTACAGCTTCTATTACTGTAGTAAGTTCAAGTAGAATAGATGGTATAGGAGGATATGGAAATGTAATTATTAGTGGAGGATTAGTACCAGGTACAACAAATATATTTGATTTAGGTACTAAAACAAAAAAATGGAGAACATTATTTGCAGTTTCAGCTTCAGTTGATAATGTTAGTTCAAGTTTAATTCCTCATAAAGATGATACTTATGATTTAGGATCAAATTCTCTACAATGGAAAGATTTATATATTGATGGAACTGCAAACATTGATACATTAACAGCAGACACAGCTTCTATAGGAAGAGTAACTAATTTAATTCCAACAACAGATGGAGCTTCTTTCTTAGGAAAACCAGGTTTTAGATTTAAACACATAAATGTAGTTTCATCTTCTATAGATTTTGTAAGTTCAAGTTTAAATCCTCATAAAACATCTACATATGATTTAGGATCATCAGCATTAAAATGGAGATCAGCATCAATAGGTCACATAACAGCTTCTGTTATAATAGTAGATAAAATAACAGCAAATACTACTACTTTTGCAGCAACTGAAACCATTACAGGTTCTAATCAATTTGGTACTGGTTCAGGTAATACACATTCATTCTCAGGAAGTATCACAGCTGTAACAGACATAACAGCTAGTGGAAATATAAGTGCAAGTGGAACTATAACAGCAGCTAGTTTTGATTTTACAAATGCTTCTATTAACACTACAGACATTTCATCTAGTGGACATATATGGGTTAGTGGTGGTAATGTATCAAATTTAGTATTCCTTAGTAGTGATGGTGGTCATATAACAGCTTCAGGTAATATAAGTGCAAGTGGACATATTTCTAGTTCAGGTTTAGTAATAGCAGGAACAAGTACATTAGAAAATATTAATTCAAGTGGAACAATAATTGCAACAGCAGTAAGTACATCTGGAATAATTTCATCATCTAAAGGATTTTACACTATAGGAGGATTTGTTAGTGCATCAGATGCTTCGGGATCTATTCAAATAATATCAGGAGGTATTCATCATAGTAGAATAGAAGGAAGCTCAGCAGATAATAGTCAATATACAGTACATGGTAGAAGATTTACAGTAAAAAATAAATTACAAGCAGCACTTCCAGCTTCTCAAAGTTCAGGAATATTTACGGTAAATAACCATAGTGTACAAGATGGAGATATAGTTATAGGAACTTTTATGGGATTAACAGGAGCAGGTGTAGGAACTTTAGCACTAAGTTCTTCAATCCATTGTTTCACAACAGCATCTCTTACTGCAGGATTTAAATTTTACATACACAATAATAAAACAACAGAAATAGCAAACAATTCTGACTTTACAGCATCGTTTGTAGTATTATAAAATAAAAACGTTATGAGCATATTAACAAACTTATTCTCAGGAGGCGCAGCCGACCTAGTAAAAGGTGTAGGTGGAGTTATAGATAACTTACACACATCTAAAGAAGAAAAATTAAACGCAGAAAGAAAAATTAAAGCTTTAATAGCAGAACATGAAGCTAAAATGGAACAAAATATCACTGATCGTTGGTCAGCTGATATGAATAGTGACAGTTGGTTAAGTAAAAATGTTAGACCAATGATTCTTATATTTTTAGTAGTTTCTACAGTTTTAATGATATTTATTGACGCAGGAACTATTTCATTTACAGTAGAACAAAAATGGACAGACTTGTTACAGCTAGTATTAATTACAGTGATTGGTGCTTATTTTGGTGGTCGATCATTTGAAAAAAGTAAAAAGAAATAACATACAGTTCGATTCATAGCCGAACGATTTAAATAAAAATTTTTAGAGAGCTGTGGCCTCCAATTTGGTAGCCACAGTTTTTTTTTGTACGTTACCACAAAATCAGCAAAGTATGAATAATGTAGTAATCGTAGGAGCCGGAGTTGCCGGTGTAAATGCAGCAACAAAATTAGTAGACAACAATTTTAAAGGAAATATTACTATTATTGATATGGGTTTAGATCCATATCGTAGACCAGCAGCAGACGTAATGAGAGGTTTTTTAGGAGCAGGTGGTTGGTCAGATGGTAAATTAACTTATCACACATCCATAGGTGGTCATCTATCAAAATACACAGGCGAAGAAAAAGCCATGGAATTGATGGATCAAGTTATTGAGAATTTTAAACGATTTCATCCTAAACCAGAAGAAGTACAATGTTCAAATCCAGTAGATGAACCTGAATTTATTAAACCACATTTTGGTTTACGCTTATTCCCTGTATGGCATGTTGGAACTGATTATCTACATGAAATTGGTAAGAATTGGTACGATTATTTAGTAGAAAAAGGTGTAGAATTTATATGGGAAACTAAAGTAACAGATATTGATTTTGATAAAAAAATAGTAAAATATTCAGAAATTAATGCACACGCAGATTACTGTTGGGAAAGTTATGATACACTTATATTTGGAGTAGGTAAATCAGGAATTGATTTTGCAAAATCATTATCTGAAGATTATGAATTACCTACAGAACCAAAACCAGTACAAATTGGTGTACGTTTTGAAGCACCACAAAAACACTTTCAAAAGTTAATTGATATTGCCTATGATTTTAAATTATACAGAAAATTTGATGCTGAAGGTGTATCATTAAGATCATTTTGTACAAATAACAATGCAGCTTACGTAGCAGCTGAACATACTTATGGTGATATTAGTTATAATGGTCATGCTAAAAAAGATAAAAAATACGAAAATGGTATGACTAATTTTGGTATTTTAATGGAAATTAAGGGTATAAAAGAACCTTTTAATTGGGCAAGAGAAGCAGTAAAGAAAATGCAAGTAGATGGTAAAGGAACATTTTATTCTCCTAGTCATAGGGTACCTTCAAAAACAACAGAAGGGGATTATGTAGAAACTAAAGTAGTAGAAAATTTAGAACCTTTATATGAAGCAATAGGAAATTATGCTATTTATATTCAAGATTTTATCCATGATATGGAAAAAATATTTCCAACATTAGGTAAAGATTGGGGGATTTATA